TCCATAGTCATTTCCTTATCGGTACCGTCCACCTTCACGGTGATCTTCTGTTCCTCCAAAGCCTTCTTCGACGCTTCCCCCTCCGCAGTGAGGGTGGTGATTTTGGCTTCCGCTGTTGCGAGTTTTTCCTCTACTGTCGGGTTTCCGTCTGGATCTGGCATACTTTATTCCTTCCGTTCTCTATATATTTGATTGCTTGCTTCAAGGTATATACGTCTTCCTTGGACCAACCTAAAACTAAATTACATTCGTTACAAATCAAACCCCGTACCTTACCCGTTTTGTGGTCGTGGTCCACACATAAGGATCGTTTCATAGTCGATTGGTGCCTACTACAGATGAGGCAATAACCACCTTGTCTATTGAATAATTTGGTATAATCTTTCTCCTCCATTCCGTACTTAGATTTCAAGGCACGTGCCCTACGTCTTGGAGCTCTATAGGCCTTGCGGTCGCATTCCCGACACCTGCCGGCAAGTCCGGTCCTGTTCCTATTGTCAAGACAGAAGCATTCCCTCGTGGCAGGGAGAACTTTCCCACACTTTGTGCATGGTTTATCATTTGATCCTATAACCAAGCCTCCAAAGCAGTCTCCCTATGTCCTTTGATACTCTATCTACTACCTCCTCTGTTTCCGACCACCGGCTGGCGTGTAAGGATTCGTGCAAAGTAGTTATAAGTCCGTTCCGAGTACGAAGATCTGCATATATATTTAATTCTCTCTCTGGCTTATACTGGGAGCAATCCCCATCAGGGGCTGGAACGACACTAATATTGTATCGTCTCCCGTTGAATTGGGCAGTCTTTACTTTCCTTCCCATTCTATCCCTATTACATCATTCCTTCCATTGGGGGCATCTGCATTTCAGGCCCCATCTGGCTCATATCCCCCATCATCATTGATTGTTCCGCTGCATCCTCCGCAGAGTCCATTCCCTCCGGAAGTGACCCCAGCCCTGTTGTGTGGTATTCATGATGTTCAACGAAGAGGTCCCTCACAGGTTGTTCAGCAAGGTGGAACTCCGGCTTAGCCATGAAGGCGTCCAGGACCTCCAAGTGTACTGCGTGAAGATCCCTCTCGGAAGGTGTAATATTTCCAGGCTCCCGCCCGTCGCCGAAGAGCAAAATATTCTCCATCTTAGCTCGGCGGTAGTTTTGCCAGGCGGGCTCATCCCCTACCGGCAGGTCAAGGCCCTCCTCCCTCACCTTGAACTGATATTCCCGCAGTGTGATGATCCCCTTCTCCAACGCATCCTTCAACTCTGACTTCTTCTGCTCATCCGATATTGGCACTGCGGAGGAAACAGTAACAGTCACCTCATCCGGATGGGGGATATTATTGTCCTCCAGGCTCATTGTGCCAGTTTCAGCATCAAGCTTTACGCCTGCAACGCCGTCGTCCAATGTACTTATATCAACTACTTTGTCTCCGTCCCACGTATCTTTGGATATCCCAAGAGCGGCCCGGTACACTTGGCTTACGGCCTCGGAGACCGACTTAGCTATAGGTGCGAGGGGTACACTCGATAATTCAAAAAGTAGCCCCAGACCCTGCGACGAGTCCACACGTCCGGGAGCATCGCCCTGCATGAGAGACTGGGGCTGATTTGCTATCTTCTCATTCAACTGAGCCGCCAACTCCACCGCCTTCATGTGGAAGGGTGTCATTTTGGCAGGTTGAACATTGAAGGGTTTCTGATCGGGTACCGTATAATCTACTTCATAGAGGAGTTTCCTGAGCCCATCGGACCCCCTGTCCGCTTCAGCAGGCGTACCAGCCGATGCCGGCCACATGGTAACTCCGTATGTATCAAAGTCGTGCAGGGCCTGGAACGTCGAGGAGAGAGCGAACTCGATTTCTGTATTGAGTGGGATAAGGGTCCCGATATAGGAGCGTCCCCAGAAGCCCCCCACCGTCGTATCACGGCAGACTGCGATCGGCGGATGAGTCGGCTTATACATCTTGTTACGCATTAACAGTTTACCGCCGGCAAACACCAGGTACTCATCCAGGTAGTTATCCGGGGCGTAGGTCCAGACCTCGACCAACTCTGTTATATCCATCTTGGTTTTATCTTGCTTTTTCCTGGGGCCACCCGCTCCATCATACTTCATACCTTTTGAGATATCTCGAACGGAGGATCCCTGGGAAGAGAACCCCAGTCCCTGGTTATACGAGCCGAACCTTGTAGCCACCTCGTCGGGCATCTCCCCAACCGGCACCTCAAAAGTCGTCATCTCATTATACTTCTTGGACCGTTCCCCTACCGATGCAGCTAACTTCTGCACCCACTTCTTGGGGACCATCCGTCTCCGTATCAATCCCCTTGCATCTGAGGGGGCAGACATGGAGACAGGGATAGGGAGCAACTCCCAAGGCATCACGATCTCGATACCCATCGAGTCCTCATTTTCCACCCACAGGACGACACCCGCGGTGCCATACATTAGGAGGGTAGGGAACAAGGACATCTTTAGCTCCTCAACCTTACGGTCAGGGAAGGAGGCACTCAAAACTGTCTGCCCTATCCCGGCTTTCCGTAGGCCATCGAGGGACACACCCTTTCGTCTGACCACCGGGGATAGGTTTATGGCCATGAGCCGGCCCAATTGACTGGAATATTGTGCCACTATCCCTTCGTACTGAAACTGAAGAAGTCCGTCCGTGTCTGTGTATCCCACCGTAACAGAGCCACTATTATAGTTAATCTCAGAAAAATTACGAATTCCTTTTAGATACCAGTGAGCCAGCCACCAAGCCACAGCTTGAGGATTCCTTCTAAGTTTCCCTTCAGAAACCATCTTAGCAACAACGTCTTCGGCTTCTTCAACTTTACTCGGTATGGTAAGGCTGTAACTCACGGTAATCCTCGCTCATTAGGGCGTACTTTGTTTCATTCTTAATCCGGTTGGTTTTGGTGCGGGCGTTGTGAGCCCCGCCGCCACTTTATCTTTATCTTTCCTCAGTTCCCTCAGGGCAGCTACGTGAGCACGAGCCGCGTCTGTCCCTTTCCCCCCGTGGGCCTCCCGGACCGCCAGCATCATAGTAAGGTTTTCATTTCTGCGGAGGGCCTGCCGGAGCCCTTGGTAGAGCCCCCAGGTTGCCATACATAACAAGAAGAGAGTTATCGTCATCCAAACAATGAGAATAGTATCAGTCATTCTAATACCTCCCGCGGCCATAGGCTCTGGGCCGCCTTGTGTTATATCTTTCCCTACCTTTATCTATCATAGCAGCTTTCAGCTTTTTGTCAATAAGATCCTCTATATCCCCCGCAGACAGTTGATCTGGAGAAACTCCACTCAGCAGGGGGAACCCAGGTGCAATGGACTTCCCGCTCAGGATCCGTTTCTTCAGGGAGGGGATGTCCTCCGCTACTTGTGTGGTGGCTCCCTTCGTCTTGACAACATACTGGGTCATCGCCACCGTGTCTATTGCATCGTCCTTCACAAGCAGTGCCAGGTCCGGCGTAAAGTCCCGGGTCTGCATATACAAATGGTCGAAGGGGTATGTACCGGAGAGGTGTCCCGGATACTTTATACGGCCAGGGCGAAATCTCCATTCCAGGCCCGCTATCCGCTGGCTCTTCGATGTATTGCTGGGGTATTTCACAGGAAATACATGGGCACGCCACCGGTCGTTGGTCACCTCCGCTTGCTGACGGACATACTCGTCCACAGCATCCTTGAAGGCTATCTGCACGCTGGCCGTCTCGATCCCTATCACTCTTACCTGCCATATTCGGCTCTTTTCATAGATTACCTTGAGAAGAGTTGACTCTTTTGCCCGGCCCATCCACATATCCAATATCCACAGTGCGTTGTTGTGGTCAAACCCGAAGATGCCAAGGCAGCTGAAGTCATTAAACTTGTGTAGGCCCTGTGCATAATCAAAGGTTGCTATGCGGAACATTGGCTGGACTAACTCACTAAATGCCTTCGATTGCTCATTGAAAGTAGGCTTAGTCTCCTCCCCCTTCTTGACCACTCGGTCGAACCAGTGGACTTTGTTGGAAGCCGAGAGGGGATGAAACATGTCGATTTCGCCATCAACCGTATACTCGTTCCGCCTCGGGTCGATGACCAAGACTCTCTCTGTGTCCGAGATCGGATTGTTGCAATACTCGGCTTGGAATGCCGCGTCTCCAATCTCTTCTCGTCTCGCTTCCAGCACAGCAGCAGGCCATTTTGTCTCCCATAAGACTTTGATCTTGGATTGGCCACCCGTTGCCTCATACGTAAGGGCCTTATATACGCGGCGGTTCCATTGTTTGAAACGATCGTCATCCATGCACGTGGCGTGATAAAGGAAGCTCCTCCTATTAATGAGCGTCCCCACCCAATAGATAGCAGAGCCATGCTCCAGCATAGGCACAACCTGACGAAATAATATTCTCTCAAACTTCTCAAGTAAGATTTGTGCACTTTCTAAGCTCTCCGAATCTGGGTCATTTTCTACGTCATCCAAAATAAAGAGTTGCGGCCTACCACCCCTTTTCTTCCCCATAACACTGAGGCCATTGATTGAGGCACCATTGGTTAACGCCATGCTGTGTCGGTTCCATATAGCACGACCACGCTTAGGCTTCATCTTCCCGAAATCATCTATTATGTATTTGTTCTCAGTGAACTGTTCGTTGAGCCGATCGAACCTACCCTCCACCAGCCTGTCGGTCGCCAACCCCAGCATAATAGGGTAGTACGGCCTCGTTAAAGATAGGAACAGGGGTAATTCGGTACCAATCACCATAGATTTGGCAGAGCCTCGTGGAGCCCCCACTGCGTTACGTCCATACGATGCCATTTCCCACACCATTTCCGCATGGAAATAAGGGGA